ATCGACTAAGCAGTAATGCGAAGTGGAATCTGCGTACCTGGACCGCACGTCTTCAGCAAGTAATGCCTGCTGAAGAGTTCCTCATCCCTAATGCTCGCTATGCTAGCGAGCTAGATGAGGCTCTTAACATCCTCGAACCTGGTTCGGAACAACCCGTTAGGGTCATTACCGTTCCTAAGACGATGAAAACACCCCGGATTATTGCGATTGAACCGTCTGCTATGCAGTACGCGCAGCAGGCGATCTCTCGTGGTATCCTTGATGCGGTTCTAGAGGATCGTTACCTCACCCGCATGGTCGGTTGGCTGGACCAGGACCGTAATAGGTCTCTGGCTCAGTTGGGATCCCTCAGCGGGGATCTTGCAACGCTCGATTTGAGCGANGCTTCCGACCGCGTTTCCAATCAGCATGTACTCGCTATGTTGCAGGACTACCCGCATTTGTCTGCGGCCGTTCAAGCAACTAGGTCGAGGAAGGCTGACGTGCCTGGCCACGGAGTTCTCCGTTTGGCCAAGTTCGCGTCTATGGGTTCAGCTCTCTGCTTCCCTATAGAATCCATGGTCTTCCTGACTGTGGTATTCCTTGGGATAGAAAGGGAGCTTAGCGCTCCACTTTCTCGGAGAACGGTCATCAATCGTTTCTCCGAGCAGGTGCGTGTCTTTGGTGACGACTTGATTGTCCCCAGAGACAATGTGCTGTCCGTCGTTAACGAACTCGAGACTTTCGGGTTTCGGGTTAACGTTAGCAAGTCTTACTGGACCGGAAGGTTCCGTGAGTCTTGCGGACGGGAGTACTATGACGGCGCGGACGTTAGCATTGTCCGCGTTCGAAAAGTTCTCCCGACACGACGGCAGGACGCTGATGGCGTGGTGTCGGCAGTTTCTCTTAGGAACCGGCTTTATTGGGCCGGCCTTTGGAAGTCTGCTGCCTTTATGGATGACTACCTCAGGAAGCTGTTAATTCACTTCCCTAACGTAGCTCCGACATCGTCACTGTTGGGCCGGGAATCGGTCCTTGGATATGAATTCCAGGGACTGGATCCATTTACGCATGCCCCCGTAACGAAGGGGTATTTCATGCGTGCCAAATCTCCGTCCGATGTTCTGGACGGGAGTGGGGCCCTCCTCAAGTGTCTCTTGCGGACAGGACCGGCACCCCAGTTCGGCCTTAAACGGCCGAGCCAGGACCCGGTACCACCCGCATTCGACGTTGCGAACGTCGATGATGAGCACTTGGAGCGTTCTGGACGCCCCGAGTCCGTCAACATCAAGCTCGGGAGGCGCACTCCATATTAATTCGTGGAGTGGTGTCCTTTTCGGACACGTGGGAGATGTGAACAACATCCCCTCGCCTGAGG